TTTTCTTCTAACCCCGACAGATCTATTTCTGGTGCCCCTATCTGAGACAAGTCTATCCCCGACAGATCTATTTCTGGAACATTAATTTCTGGAATACCGTTGGGCATAAGACTCGGTAGTCCACCAGAGTCTTGGTCTTTGTAAAAATCTAACCAGTCAGAACCAATATCTCCAGGCTGGGGTCCAACTGGGAGATCTCCATTTTGCATATAGTCTTCAGGATTGAAACCGTATTTTTCTTCTAGTTCATCAAAATCCATCTCTGGTAGATCATCCCATGGACCACGTATAGGTGGGTATCCTGGAGGAAGAGTTATAGGAGGTTCTCCTGGAGTTCCTGGGGGAGTTACTGGGGGAGTTACTGGCGGAGTTACTGGCGGAGTTACTGGCGGAGTTACTGGCGGAGTTTCTCCTGGAGGAGGAGCCAAAAATCTTCTATACATTTGCCTCTGCATATCCATCATTTTTTGTCTATCTTCTTGGCCACCTGGATCTGTTCTCCTTGGATTAACTAAAGAATTCACTGATGGAGCACGGTTGTACATCTCGGCTACACGATTACCAGCAGGTGCTCCTTGAACTAACCCCATGTTGTTTTGTCCTTGTTGAAACCACGGAGGAGGCATCAGAGGTTGTCGTGGAATAGAAATATCTCTTGGTGGTCTAGGTCCAGGATCAATACGATCATCTTTTGGTGGATCGTATAAAGGGTGTCCTGGTCCAATAGGCATTACTGTAGGCATTCCTGGTTTATCTGATGGACCAAGTTGTTCGATATTAATGCGAGGAGTAGTTGGACGTCTGCCTGGACGTCTGTCTTTAGGCATACTCCCTATACCTTTCTTTAAATTTTTAAATAATGCCATTTTATTTTCCGTATCCGTATTTAAGGGGAACACTTAACTGTTTAACCACGTGACCACCGAACCTAAAGTTTTGTCTATCTTCCTGATATCCTGGACCAAACATGATAGTTTCTTCTGGGGATACATCGGAAACCAACTCAGGGTCTTCCCACTCTCGATAGTATATCCTACCCAGTTCTCGAACTAAACCCCTAACCGCTGGGTTCTTTTGCCACTGATCCTTCATGATAGCGTTATATAGTTTGTCTGGATTTACTAACAGGTCTAATTCTTTATTAGTGGCAGCACCTCCAGCTACGGTTTTTAAAGCAGTAAGTACACGACCTGGAGTTGTAAAAAGACCAACATAAGCACGGGCTAAAGAGTTAACACTTTTTAATATATGTGCGTCTTCTGGTCTTAAGGCAGGCTTAGTGGGGTCATCAAGTGCTTTAAGTTTTTTAGCAATATCACCAAGCTGATTTTTAAACTTCTTACCGAACCAAATCTCTAAAGCGTCTCCACTCTCGTCAACATATCTGGTAAGAGCTTTTCCGTCAAAAACATCTAATCCCAAAGTGCCTTGCCTTTGGGTTTTTTCCATTAAATCTTTAAAAATATATGATTTATATGTATCAATTAAATCTCTGCTGCCGTGAGTACTTACAGCATCAAACAATTCTTTAGTAGCTGTAAACCCTCCTGGACTCCATGTGTTTTTGAATAAATCTTCTGGTGTTTTAAAGTTTCCTGCTATATCTGCTAGGTTTGTGTTTTTAAGTATTGCATCTCTTGTTTTATTTAAAGCGAGTTCTCTGGCTTTATAGTTTTTAATAAATTGTTCAGCGTTGGTAAACTCTGCCATTTCGTCTGTTGTGAAAAACTTTTCTAATAAAGTTTTGTTTTTCTTCATGAAGTTTTCGTGAGCTCTGGGGGACTTAGGTTTAAAAAGATCTCCCGTAGTGTCTACTACATCGTCTAAATACATTTGACGTAGCCCACCTTTTGTTCCTAATAGACCATCTGCATATTTAGGGTCAAACAGTATATCGTCAATATACTGAGGCGACGTGATAGTACCGTCTGAATTCTTAGTTACTGTGTTTCTTAAAAAATTCATAAAGCCTGTGTATGCTGTTTTGTCGCCTTGTTTATAAGCATCATCGCTAACTCTTTGAAGATTCAATATTCTCTTTATATTGTCATTGTTAAAATCTACCATCAATTTTCTGTAAGCAGTTTCTGCTTCATTGAAAAGTTTTAATGCATCTGCGTTCCCTGAATTTTTGAGAGTTTTAGAACGAATAGTTTCCATGGCTTTTTTAAGATTTACCAACTCTTCTACATTATTACCGACAGCTCTTTCTGCTCTTATGATGCTCCTTAAACTAGACAAGTCATTTACAAAAACAGTATGTGATTTCTTAGCTCCACCTTCTATACTATCTATTAACCCCTTAACTATTCTTGCGTTTTTAGGATCTGCAAAAGCCTGTTGATTTAGTATGTTTTTATATCTTTTGGCTACTTTTAAAAGAGGACTGTAATCATAAGGTTTCATATTTCCTGTAAACCCTGCTGATTTTGTGGCTTTTTCGTACGCATCATCTACCACACCTTGTGCTGTGTCTTTTGCAGTTTGAAAAGTGTCTCTTATTTGTTTACCAGCTAGATTAGGGTCTATAGAACCATCTGTCAAACCTCTAAATATATTGTCAGATTCTGTGCCTAATTCAACAAGAGCATTTTCTGCTTCTACTAGTTTAGGGTTAGTTTCTAGTGCTTCTTGTGCTACGTCTCTAAACTCAGTGCCTCTAGTTGCTCTCGCTCCTGCTCCTGCTTCCTCTTCGGCTAATTCTCGAGTAATCCCCTGAGCACCAAAAGGCTCATCCACTATATCTTGTGCTTGACGTTCTTGCTGTACATATTTTTCTCTTAACTCTTGTCCTTGTCTACTGCCTCGTGTTGCTTCGTCTCTTAGCCCTGCTTCAAGTTCTTCTACTGGGCTATCTACTTCAACACCTTCGTCTGATGCTCTACGCATTACTTGAGGGGAAGTCATACTGCCTACATCTTCGCCCAACTCCCCAGTCAATTTTTCATAAGACCGCTTAAATTCTTCTGGGTCGAGGAACCACTTATTCGGAAGGTTACTAACTCCTCCTGCTAGTTTAATTAATTTAAACAGAGTTGCGCCACCCACACTGAACAGAGCGGTCAGGCTTGCATCTTTCATTGCTCTGGTGTTTTTATCATATCCTTCTGGTAGATAACCTTGCTCGTCTAAATAGTCTAGATTTTGAAGTCTCCAAAAATACGTGGCTAAACTTTCTGCTGCGATTCCTGCAGTAATGGGGTTCACAACTCCTGCGGTAACACCAGTAGTGAACGTCCCTGCGATTGCGCCACCTATTGCTGCAGTTATTTCTGCTGCTACTGGTTCAGCGAAAGCTAAGAAATCACCCTTATCTATTCCTGGAGGATTGATGACCGTAGGTTTATTATTATTTAACGGATCATTAAAAATTAGTTCGTTGGTGTTTGGTTCTACTCTGACGTTATAGTCATAAGTGCGAGGAATATCCTGGTCTTCTGCATAGTTCTTTTGTAGGACACGTTGCACGTAGTCTGGATTACTGCGCACGTCCGCAGGTAACAGTTCTATTTGTCTTATAACGTCGCCTTGTGCTCCTGCTGTAAAGTCTACACCAGTGTATTCAGCTTTGAGTTGAGGTTTGGCGTCTGCTAAATACTTTTCTATAAAATAAGGGTCATCTGCTAGTATCCCCTTTTCAATTGCTTGATCCCTTGCTCTCTGATTAGCCATATAGTCCCCAAGCGGAGCAAACTGACTAGGACTACGACTTGGTTGTGGTTTAGCGTATCCAAACTCAGTAAGTTTTTGAAGATCTAATTCTTCGTCGTCTATTTTTTGGGATTCTTTTAACGCAGATTCTGCTAGTAGTGCTGCTTCATGATCGTCTAAAAGAGCGTCTATGTCTATTATATCATTTTGTGACATTACTACCCGCCACCGCTAATTTTCTTAATATAATCTACAATTGCTTTATACTCAGGGGATTCTTGTCCTAAGGTGTCTCTTAGTTTTTTAGTTAAAGCAATTTTACCGCTGTCGTCCAACATTTTAAACTCTTCCCAAACCCCATGAATAGTTTGATTACCCCAACCAGATTGTTCATTGCCCCCAGGAAGAACAACACTCGGTTGTCCTGGAGCACTAACATTCGGTTGATAAGTTATACTGTTTATTCCAGAGCCAGTAACAGAGGCTACGAGCTGTTCTTTTAATTCAGCTATAGTGTAAGGTGCATCTCTAAATGGTTTTTGAGTTCCTTGCTCTTCAACTAAGTTAGGATACATAAAATCAATCATCGTCATTTTTTCATCAGAGTCTGGATCCATTTGTAGTCTTGCTGCGTACCTGATTTCTGAATCTACTAGACTTTCATGTTTACGAATAGCACCTAGAGCTAAATCATCGATTACTGTGATAAATTCTTCCTCAGAAGTTGCGAAAGCTCCAGCCCTAGTTAAGAAACGTTCAATATCTTTATCAGAAATATCACGACCTTTTTGGTCATCGTTAGCAGCACTCTGTAATGCTAAGGTTAAGACCATATTAGTTAGTCTCTTCTTACCTAACCCAGAACCCTGTAAAAATCTTCCCAAATTAGTGTTCGCAATTGTATCTTCAAACTGTTTACTAAATGAACCAAAGTCTGTAGAAGACTCTCCTGGATCTCTTTTACCGTTTCCATTACTATCGGTGTAAAAAGCGTAGCCAGATTTTGGATCAGTGAAAACTGTTTTTAATTGATCTACTTGATCTATTACATTTTTACCAAATGTGGTCAAACTGCCCGCAACACCAAACACGACTGGTTCTCCTTTCGCATTTTGATTTGATAAAAGATCTTTTATGGTAGAGTGGGTTGTTAAAATGTTGTCTCTTTTTTGATCTGTTTGTATTAAAAACTCTCTAACCCTTTGTTCTTCTTTTCCTCTTTGTGAGCCAGTCATCAAAGTACCCATACCAGCAGCATCACCCGTCATCATTATAGGATCACCGTCGGGTCCAAAAACTATTGTGTTTTCTTGACCGATAGGGCTATACATTTCCCGACCTCTAGGGGTGAGGAGTTCTCTGTTGTCTACCCAAGTTAGTTCTCCTGTAGACCTGTTTCTTACTGCTTTAGCACTAGAAGCACCAACTACCCTAACGTCTGAATCTGGGTTCTCGTTCATAAAGGATTCTAATTCTTCTGAAGAATACATCTGTGCCACATTGTCTACGAGATACAGTTTTTTACCTTTAGTTAGGTTGCCTTCTCTTATGATGTAACCTTCTGTTTGTTTATTTTGTGCTCCTGCTTCTGACAATAGCTGAGTTATAGCAGGAGAAGTAGCGTCAGGTTGACCGTCCCCGTCTGCGTCGGTAAATATTGTGTATTCTTTTATTCCTCCGTCTTCCGCTGTCCATGGTATTACGCTGTTTCCTTTTCCTGCCTCTAGACCTGCTTGGTATGTGGTGTAGTAAACAGGACTAGCACTACTGTTTACTTTATAGGGTTTTTTCTCTTTAGTGAGGAGAGCTCTTTCTAATGCTTTTTGTTCTTTATAGTCCGCCATGTATAGTTGCATAGCGAAATTATTAATGTCTTGTCTTTCTTTTAACTCAAGACCAAGCATTGATTTTTCATAATCTTTTTCTTCTTTCTTTTCTGTGAGGCTGTACTGTAAGAAAGCATTAGACAACGCTTGACCCCAACTTTCTCCTTTTGAACCAGACTGAATTAATGCAGCACCAGCCACCATATAAGGAAGAGATTTATCAGGTTGAGGAATTAACTCTTTTAAGTCGTCCGTATCATAAAACATTTCTGCTGCTTTTTTATAAATATTAAGCATTTCTTTTTGATCATCTGGATCATCTGAATCAAACTCTGAGTTCATGTCTAGCATAGCTTGAATTGTTTGATTAGAATCTGTGTCGTCTTCTCCGTTAGCTATTGATCCTGCTGTTGAGGAGGCTATTACTTGATCAAGTAGGGTGTCCTCTGTTGAATTATCTTTAGCTTGATCGTCTTTTTCATCATCGGTAAAGCCCAATTTTTCCATGTTAACAACCAACTCTGTTTCGGTTAGGTAGTCAGCAGGATCAATATCTAAATTCAACTCAGGCATAACTAAATCAGTTATACTGTTGCCGTCTTCTAGGGACATATCAAGATCGCCCATTTCCATTTCTGTATCAAAAGAACCTATTCCCCCTGATGTTAAATTTGTTTCTGGTCCACCAAGGTAGGGTTCACCAAACTCTCCTCCAGGCATAAAAGCACTACGGTCTCCCTGCATCACAGATACTTGCATCGCTACTTCTTCTTGAGGTATGCCAGTCATTTGAGATATCTGGTCCACGGACAACCCTTCTCTAGCTAATCTCATTATCGTTTGCGTGGGGTCTTCGTTATCCAAGATCATACTTTGATCAGACATTTGCCCACCAAACGCTTGATCCCATGGATTATTGGGATCTGCTGTGATGGTCGTAGTTCCTGGACCGATAGCTGAGCGGAAAGGGTATTCGTTAGCCATTTTTATTTAAGTGCTCCGTATGCTGTGAGAGCTGTGCCTGCTGCTTGCATCAATGGATTAGTTGTGTTGCCTGTTTGACCTTGTTGTAAGGTTGTTCCTCCCATTGCTGGAGCCCAACCAGTAGCCATACCACCTATTTGACCTAGAGTTTGCATCGGTAGATTATACTGACCTACGAAGTTTCCGTAGTTTAAGTCTAGTCCACGTTGATCCATTCCTCTTTGCATACCGCCCATGCCCATCATTCTACTGATGTCCTGACCCATTAGTCCGCTTACACCTGAACCTAAACCAGCCATCTGTTGACCTGCGCCCATGCCAAGTTGTCCTAATTGAGCACCTGAGCCAAAGATATCTCGACCAGCTCCACCGTATATATTCGATAAATTACCACCCAAGCTACCGATACCTCCAGCAGTTGAGCCGTATAGTCCTGCTAAATTACCGCCCATGCCTGCTATTTGTGCTCCCATGCCTGCTCTTTGACCTGCCATCTGTCCCAGTTGAGAACCTATGTTAGCTTGTTGTGAACCTAGACCTGCTAATAAATTTGCTTGACCTGCTTGTCTGCCTTGTTGTGCTTCAAATGCACCTTGTGCTCTACGTGCTGCGTCTTGATAACCACCTGACCTTATAGCACCTATTTGAGATGCCGCACCTCTTGCTGCAGATTCTGCTAGTTCTTGACCTTGAAGTCTACTACGAGAACCTCCAAAAGCTCCTGCACCTATTTCGTTTGCTCTACGTGCTATGTCCCCCTGAGCTAAACCTTTACGAACATCTTCCATGGTTTGATCAACAACCTGTTGCTCAAACGGATTATAAAAACTTTCTATACCACGTGGGTCAAATTCTTGTGTGGATCCGTAACCGACTCCTGCTGCTTCGCCGAGCCTGCCCATTGTACCACCTAAAACATTTCTAGCACCACTCAGTTCTCTACCGCCTCTACCAACTTCCCTTAAACCTCTTCTGGTTGCTGCTGCTCCAACTCTAGGGGCACGTCTTAACATATTCATAGCTTCGTTAGTGCTCATTTCACCAGCTTGAACTGCTTGATCAATCATGCCACGAGTGTCTCCGTAAGCACCAGCTGCTGCACCTAGTCCACCTTCCGTCATTTGTTCTGCTCTTTGGAAATACGGGGCATAAGAACCCATACCTTCCGCAGTCATTCTCATTGCTTCTCTTTCTGCAGGTGCAAAGTCTGCTATTCGTTCTCCTGAATATGTATAGGGGTTAGCTCCCTCTACCCCAAACCCCATCATTCTGTTGACAAGTTCTTGGTTCAATAAAGGCATTAGTCCAGGAACATTAGTCCCAGGAACACCGCTATACATCTGCGCTAAATAATTAGGTGGAAGTTGTTCGACTCGTTGATAACTGCTTTCGGTTGCCATTATGCTCTCCCTATCCCCATCTGCTGCGCTCTGTTTTCATTTTCATTCATCATGGCGTAAAGAGTTTCAATACCTTTTTCATGATCACCGTCGCCCATACCCATTATACTCTGTTTTGTCATTACAAATTCTCCATCACTAAGCATGGCAGGCACGTCATCTGAAACTCCATTTCCTGGACCAGAAGATTCTCCGCCACCACGCATGTCTAATTCATATATCGCTCCACCATCTTTTACTGCTGCTCTTTGTTGAAATTCAGGGAACATTAATTTACTGTATTCTTCGTCACCCATGGTTGCTCTTAAATAAGCTGCAGTTGCTGGATCTAATCCACCACCGCCAGCAATACCAGAACCCATAGCCATAGTATTCATGCCTCCTGGACCATCAACTCCTACACCTTCTGTACCGTATTGAGTGGGTAGTGCTGCTGCTGAGAGTGGTCTCTGTAGATAACCGCCTAATTCACCGCTCGGTCCAGGCATTTGAGAGTCGTCTTTTCCTGCTTCAAATCCACCAAGTGAGGCTAAACCTAAACCCCCCACACCCATTTTTTGCAGTGTGGATAGTTTACCCCAAGAATCCCCGATTCCTGCATAACTTGAAGGCAACCCTGCTGCTGATGCAGAACGTAAAGCACCTGCACCACTAGCACCAATATCTTGGAAAAAGCCACCGATTCCGCCCTGAGCTCCTGGAACAGCTTTACCTAGTTTCCATAAACTACCTGTTGGATTTGTGCCTTTGCCCCATAAAGAACCAACACCGCCACCACCTTGAACACCGAAACCTGTTGCCATGCTTCCCATCATGTAGCCAGATGCTGCGTGTTTTACCGCTCCTTTTAAACTGCCTGTTTTTACCGCTCCTCCAATACCGCCACCAATTGCTGCACCTGCTGGTCCACCAATAGCGAACCCTACAACTTTACCGATAACTGGTGCTGCTTTTTTAAGGAACTTACCGATCTTCTTAAAGAACCCAAATTCAGGAACTCCAGTGAGAGGGTTGATTGAATTTTCAAAATGACCCACTTGATATTGGTGGGGATTAAGTTCGTGACGTTCAAAAGCGTCAAATAATTGTCTTTTTAATACGGGATCGTCTGCTATGGGTCTGGGGAGAACCATTTCTCCAGGAGTTAAGTGTCCTATGGTCGTGTCGCCGTAACGACCATGAATCGCCAACGCATGACGAGCGTCTGCTAACTCCTCTAAACTTTGTAAACCTTGAGACTGCTGCATATCTGTATTCAACTCCTCTATCTAGATAGTTTAACTAATTTAAACAACGTTGTATATTCTTTTACGATCATAATGTAATAGTCGTGTCTCCTGCTATCTTTAGTGTAACTTCCCCAACAGACCCTGTAGCCGATAGCCCGTGGTCGTTTTGAGGAGTGGAAAGGGTAAGCCATTGACTACCAGACCAGACCTCCAAAGATTCATTGTTTGTATTCCAGACAAGACTTCCTGCATTAAATTGTATTTTTCCTTTTTCTGTATCATCTATCTGTCGTATGTTGTCTGGGTCAAATTCCCCTAAATTTATCTCCAGTATTCGTACTAAACGGTTGTACGTTCCCGCACTTACAACCTCTTCCATCTCTTGAGGCAGTTGTGTGACTAATAGTCTGCTCATCGTCTACCATCGGGTCGTATTTCTAAACGAGTGGCACCTAATCGCCAACCTGTTGCTGTGTTTCCAGGTGTACTGTCATCGTCTGATTCTAACCGAACAACCACCTGACGTGCTCTTGCTCTTACATAGGATTGTTCAGTTGAACTGGTTATAACAGAGGTACTATTAGTGCTTAAACTATCTCCTGGAAAATTACGTGTTTTTAATACAAAATTAACCTGACCGCCATTACTATTACTCAAGAATCTTAAATCAGGTATTATCCTACTGATAAACGCAAACTGTTCTCCGTCTCCTATGTCAAAATCACTGGACTCTATGTATACATTAGTCATCGGGCTTCCATCTGCGTCGTACCCTGTTTCGTGTTCATATAGATAAGAGTCTGTTGATGCTCTTGGGTAGGGTTCTACCCCTGAATCTAACCAAGCGTATCTTGTTAGTTCTCCATAACTCCAAACATTCTCCGCATAGTTGTAGAGCACATATCTATCTATTTCACCAGAACTAGCTGATGGATAGAACCAACCCACTTCGTCAAACTGGGTGTTAGTAAAAGCGTGAACTTTGTATGCTTGAGATGCATTAAAATTATCAAACACATAACTCAATACACTACAAGGCACTTTTTTAATAACTCCTGTGTATGTGTAGAAATTGTCGTAGCCCATCCAATAGACACCACTCGGCGCAGTTACTGCTGCTTTAGGTGCCATTAGCCCTGTATTTTCATTAATCAAGTTTATGCCGAACGTGTACGGTGGACCAATATACTGCATACTGTATAAAGCAGTGTCTGTCCAAACTAAAATTTCTTGTCTTGCTTTTACTGCGCCAACTATTTTACTGCCAGAAGAAAGCCTAAGTTCTCCTGCTGTGTTGGTGCTTCTTGCTTGAAAATCAAGTTCATTTTCTTGATCACTAAATGCTATTAACATAGGATCACTTGATCCACTGCGAGAAGAATCTTCCATGGGATCTGCGCCCAACACTATTAAGTGCCTATCTTTTTCTGAGGTTATAACCTGTAATCCAACAGTAGGAACGTCTACTGCGCCACTAATCCCAGAAAGAGCAACGGCTCTAACAGTTGTACCAGAGCTCTCTACCCATTTATAGACTCCTCCTCCACGAGGACAAATCATTAAGTTTTCCCCAAAATGATCGTGTGTCCAAAGTCTTAACTGACTACTCGCAGAAATAGCACTAGAACTACCAAAAGTTCCTGCTCCCCAAGTACCGCTACCCCAACCTGTGGAAGAAACAAAATCATCTAGTCCTACATTAATCTGATATGCACCAACGGTGCTTCCTCCTCCGCTACCGCTATCACTACTGTTAGCTGTTACAGTATCGCCAGAAGTGTCTTTAGCAGTGATTGTGTAAGTGTTGGTGCCTGTCACTAAAAGTATTTGATATTCTTGATTTAAAACTGTAGCGGTAACTAAACCACCTAAAGTAGCAGCACCACTAAAAGTAACATAATCATTAGTGACAGCTCCATGACTCGCATCAGTTACCGTTATGGTCGAGCTTCCATTAGTTGCGGCAAAGGTTACATCTCCAGCAGAAGTTGTAGCTCTAATTGGGGTAACGTCATCAAAATTAGCCCCTTGTTTTATATAATATTTCCAAGTTGTACCGACCCCTAGATACTTTGTGCCCTCTAAAGAGACCCAACCATGAAGTGCTCGGGCTTTTCCTAAAAAAGTGTCTAACGTGTCTTTTGCCCAACCGCCTATTTTTTGTGGTCTGCCGTTTTTAAAACGTATTAAATTAGAATCAAACCAACCCCCCTCGTTATCGTAATCTGTTCCTTCACGATTAATCCCAGGACGAAATACAAATTTATTTAATGGCATTACTACACCTCATACCAATCTTTACCTTCAAATAAAAGAGCTTCTGCATCTCTTCTTCTTATCAGACCTTCCAATACTTTTCCACCCGCTTTATTCCACCTTTTCATCTCACTGGGTACTTTACTATATTTTTCTTCGTTTAGAACTTCCAACATAGTAGAACTCTTAAGATTAGATGGACCGAGATTAAATGTCCAAGCAACTAAAGCGTCAAACTGATTTTGATCTAAAGCAACCTCTACAGCATTGTTTACATAACCTTCAAACTCTTCTAGATCTTCCGTCAGTAAATGGTCTGCTTCGTCTTGGTTTATTTTATCTCCTTGTTTTACCCCAGCCGTGTGTCCATAACCTATGGTCCAAACACCGCCACTACAAACATACGAATCAAGTTCGCAACCTTCAAATTTTTTAATTAAGGCTTTGCCTTCTTCTGAAATTTTCATACTACTGTTCCTCCGTTTCTGATACAGTAACTTTTCTATAATACACAACCACTTCTTTAAGCTCACCTATATACCTCTTTAATTCCTGCATATTATACGCCATGAGTTCATAATCTGGAACAGACATAGCAAAAAACACCACCTGACCATGCTCTTTGTCAACTCTGCCTAAAAATTCTTCAAGGTTTTTATCACTCACCACGTACCAATAAGGCTCTTTTAAGTCTATTTCCCTTGGCATAACAGGCTGAACTATAGTTCTCTCTATAGGTTTAGTGATAACTTCGACTTGTTGTTTACTTGGGATTAGACTGCAACTGCAGACCATCATCAAGATCGTCGATGTTACGACTAAGTTCTTCAATGCTGTTAAATACATTTTTAGTTCCATTATTAACTTTAGGTTCAAGTAATCCAGGTTTTGCTGCTGCTGTTTTACTTAGATTATGTCTTTTGAAAATATCTAGATATCGAGTCATTTCTAATTCTATTTCTTGATTCTTGGATTGGAGGGTTAATAGCCCTTCGGTTTGTTTTTTAAAGTCAACCTGTAGTTGCTCTATTGCTGCTTTCTGTTCTTGGTTTCTTATTTCAAATGCTTGGTTCAAGGCAGATAGACTAGCGTTTTCGTTCCATAAGAAATATAAAGCTACTCCAAGAACTAAAACAACTCCTGCCAAAACTTTGCTTAAAACATCACCCATTACGAAAGCATTGCTCCTAAAATTTGTGAGCCAATAATTAAAACGTATAGTCCCCATATCATCTGTTCCATTCGAACAAATCTTTTAGAACCAGACTCTAGTCTGTTTTCTATTTGTTTAAATCTAAGTGCACAAATTTCTTCATGCTGGTCCAATTTTGTTTTTCTAGTCGCCATTTTTAATTGTATATATTTGTAAAGGTTTCTCTTTTCCCTTAACTTTTATTGGTTCCAGTAATTTTAACTCAAAATTGCAACTTTTTTTAGTAGTATCGCCAATTAGTATGTCTTCCCCCACTTCTTTGGTTGCAGATTCTAGTCTTGCTGCAGTGTTTACAGCATCGCCAATTGCCGTATAATCAAACCGTGTTTCACTTCCCATGTTCCCAATAACTGCGTATCCTGTGTTAACTCCGACGCCTATCGCTACATCTATGTCGGCTTCTTTTATGTTTTTCTGTATCTCTCTTGCTGCTGCAACTGCTTTATTTTCATGTCTTTCAAGGTCTAATGGAGCATTAAAGATTGCCATCATTGCGTCGCCAATATACTTATCCACCATACCGCCATATTTTTGTACCGCTTTTTGTTGTATGGTTAAGGCTTCATTCATAATTTTAGTTACTTCTTCTGGTTCAAGTGTTTCTGACATGGCTGTAAATCCTCTTACGTCTGTGAATAAAAAAGTACAAAATCTTTTTTCTCCGCCTAATTTTAAAAGTTCGGGGTTATCTTGCAGTTTTTTAACCTGAGCAGGATCTAGATAGTGTTCAAACTGTTTCTTAATCTGTTGTCTAAGTTTGTATTGTTCTCTAAATCTAATGTAGAAAACCACAGCCCCCACTATAAACTGTGCAAGCAGTGCCCAACTAACATCTATTAAAAGCCCGTTCTTTATTAAATAAAACCCTCCTAGAGCCGTAGAGAAGGATATAAGACCGCCTAGTACAACCCCCCACGTTATACCTAAAAAGGTCAATACAGACCATATAAGAGCGACTGTAGCCCCATATATAATAATTTCTAAGGAAATAGCCCAGTCTGGTATTCGAGGACTGTTTTGTATTAAAATAGATTCGGATAATGCTGCTTGAATTTTATGTGGTTCGAGCAGACCAACAGGAGTTGCAATTTGAGGCATAACACCTTCTGCTGTTACCCCAACGAACACAAACCTACCTTCAATGTCTAGTTCTTTTGTATATAACTCACGAAGATTGAATTCAGGGGTATCGACCCAACTAATCCATTTTCTTCCTAAAGAGTCTGTAGGAACTGGAGGTAATCCCCTTACCCGTATCTCCTCTACACCGTTTTGGTTTGTTTTAATCACATATGTATCTGCGCCTGCTAACACTTTTAGTACCTCAGCACCGTAAGCAGAAACCCAACCATCAGGTGTTCTTAACAACAAAGGCATTCTTCTAACTAACTGGTCTACTTCTGTAGGAGCAACTGCTATGCCCTCAAAAGCACTTTCACGGAACAAAGGAATGTTCTGTATAACACCTTTTGCTTTAAAACCACCACGGTCTTCACCCAATATAACTGTGCCTGTTGTTACAGGGTATGTCCCATTTTCATTTTCAAAAGTTGCTAAAATACTTGGGGCAGAAGCCAGACTTTCAGCAAACGCTAAATCTCCGCCAAAACGATCTGGTTGTGGAAAAGCAATAACCCAGCCCACACCCAAAGCACCTTTTTCAATAAGTTTGTTTTGTATTTGTGCTAATCTTTTTCTGGGGAAGGGGTATCCGTTTTCTTTTTGAACATCTTTTTCGTCTATTGATAATATTGAAAAATAATTAGAAACTTCTTTTTCTTCAACGAGTGCGTCAAAAATTCTTAGTTTAAGTATTTCTAGAGGAACCCACTGCTGAGTAAGAGGAACTCCTAATAAAACTAAAAAAGCTAATAGTTGTAAAAATTTAGTCACTTTGATCAATTGTTACTGTTTTAGTACAATTGGTTACACAATTATAACTAACAGTAATACTTTTATTTGTTGTACCTGATTGACTGGCGGTTACATCATAGTCATCTGTGTAAAAATTTAGTCTCATATAGTGATCTCCACTTCCAGTCTGGGTAATCGTAGCATCGTTATTATCTGCTGAGTTGCTTGCATATATTTTAGCGTAATGTTCTCCAGAACCTGACTGAGTAATACTAAACTCAGAACTATCCCCAAAAGCTCTAATTTCGCCTTCTTTGTCATCTCCAGTTTGAGTTATAGTGTATACATTGTTATCACCTTGCATATAGATTTCAGCATCATTATCATTGCCGTCTTGAACTATGTCCATATCATTGCCGTCATCGTCTGCATCTATATAGCCGAAGTTATCATTGCCGTCTTGGTCTATTTTGTATTCATTACCTGTGTGGTTTGCTACTTGACTGTATGCTCTAGCCGTGTTGTTAGTACCTTCCTGATCTATATCAATTTCGGCATTACTACAGTTATGAGCAGGATATGCACCTTCAGACAACCCACACCAAACTCTAGCAGTATTACTCGTCCCTATCTGATCAATATGTATAAGGGAAGAACTGCCTTTAGTTCTCACCTCCACAGAATTATCCCCTGCTTGTACAAAAGGACAACTGTGTAAAAATAAAATACTAATCAGACTGATTGATAATGATTTCATTTTCACCACCTCCGTTTAATGTTACGTTTATAAATCTTCCTGCAGACAACATCTGGATATTATACCCCGCAGTTTTATCCAACTCTAAGTCTATTGTGTTCTCAACTTGTCTTACTAATGTAAAAAACTCACCTTCTACAAAAGTATATACCTGAGCGTTTTGGTCAAATCTAGGAATAATACCCTCTATTTTTACTCCGTCTAGTTCTCCTGAGGCACCCTCATCTCTTCCTCCAGCTGAAACCTCTTCTATCATTTCTAGTAAGTCTTGTAGAAAATCAACAGCCAACAAATCTATGTCTAGTCTTGTAATTTCTTCTTGTAGTTCGTCCTTAGACAAATCACCATCGTCATCCAAATCATTTTCTTCTAAAAAATCCGCATCTAAAACATTACTAGAGCTTTGGCTTTGTTCGTCCAGTGCTTGTTCTACTTCTTCGGGAGGGTTAACAATTAGAAGATTATCGATAAAGTTTAAAGACATGTTCAATAATTGAACAGGTTTTGTGGGAGGACTTTCACTAACACTGACCATTGTTGCTTGGTATGGCTCATTGAGAACCTCTATACCAGCCATTGTTTCTACAGTTATTTCACCAGAAGAAGTTCCATCAGGTTTAGGAAGAAGTATCACTAACGACCTTCCTATTTCATCTACTGTAGTTGTGAAGTCGGTGCCTCTAATTGCAATTGTTGCGCTAGGGGTTCTTATAGAAATGTTTTCTTTATCTATTCTTCCCAATGCGCCAGTAATAAATCTGGCTGTTCCGCTTGCCATCTGGAGTGCCATTTTGCTTTTACTTGGATCAGGGTCATAAATATACTCATCGATAACAATCTTAGAATGTTCAGTGAGCCGTATAACAGAAGAATCAAGAAACTCAATACCGATACGACCATCACCAGTGCGGACATCATCATAGCTAAAGATATCCAAATCAGTTGTTGCCAGTAATTTATCTGACTGATCCGCTCGTAAAATTTCTCCACTACCTCTCAACTCGGAAATTGTGCCTATTTCAGAATAAGCATTAATATGTATGACCCCAAATAAAACTAACAGCCACTTGCGCATTGGTCTATGTCTATAGTCCCGTTGCTTGTGGTTGCTGTTATAACCACCACACCCGAAGTGCTACCAGTACCGTTGGTCTGGTCTATGTCTATATTATTTGTGTTTCCTGTAATATCTCCTGTGATTGAGTGATCTGCATTTCCCGTCTGGGTGGTGTCTATATCGTTTGAGTCGCCATCTACATCCCAGTTATTAATACAACCAACTACTTCACAAGTAGCATTCAAATCATTTGATGTTCCTGCTATGATTATGTCTTGATTACCTGCGGTGGCTGTTGCTGCAGCCCCTTGGGTAAAAGTTACTGTGTTTGAATCTCCTGTTGCAGCGTAGTCAAAATCAGTGTTAGCAACGTCTCCTGTTGCTCCCAGTGCTAAAGTCGTCGTATTACTATCACCAGTTGTGCTTGCTGTAAACGAGGTACTATTACCCTGAGCCACTGAAGCTGCCAGTGTGTTGCTATCCCCCACTTGATCTATATCAACAGTCATTGATGTACCAGTAAAAGTAGCTCTAGCTTGTGATGTACCGACCACATTACTATTACCGATCTGGTCAATATTCATTGTTAATCCTGTACCAGACTGCGTTATGTATATATCGTTATTGGCTGCAAAAATCGCAGGGGTCACTAAAACCAATAATAATAGTTTCCAAATATGTTTCATTCTTCCTCCTGGCTTAGTCTTTCTCGAACTGCTCGTAGTTAAAATCCCACAATTCTTTTTCTAAGCCTTTCATAATTAAAGTGTAGACCGCCTCTTCAATCGCTGATCTAGTGGCATAACCAACAGCTTCATTCTGACTGTATCCTGTCTCTACTTCAACGAGTTCCGTGCCTAATTCAACGAAACGAAACACATCTCGACTGACACCCGCACTCAATATTGTTTTACTCACCATACAGTTTATCATAACTTCCCCTGTTTGCACAAGAACTGCTCTTAAAGAAACTGTAATCTCATCTTTGCGCCATTGGTTGCTTGAACCGATTCCTAAGTATCTAGCTCCGTTTCCACCTGTTTCCACATTGGTGTCATACTGAACTATTCCTCCTTCTATAAGGATACCTGCGAAGAGTAACGGTTTTAGCGTATTCCCGTTTTCTCCGTTATATGTTTTTCTAGTGTTTTTTATAAGTTGTCTTTCTTTAGTTAATGCGTCTAAGTTTTTTCTTTCTACTACCGCAAACCAATTTCCTTTTCCCGCACTTCTTAAAGCGTCTATAAGATAGTTATCTGCTCCTTGTGTGACCGCTGTACTAAATAAAGCCATCTTTTGAGAACTTTTCCTTTGTCCTGTTAAATCTTGAAAACTGTAGACAGCAACAACTGCTTTTTGCATAGGTGGGGGAAGCTTTTCTAGTTTTGTTTGTGTTGGTCTAACTGTTTCTGGTTCTTCACTACACTCTAACCAACTAATACAACCTGTGTGACCAACAGGCGCAAGACTAGCACACCCCTGTAGTATTGAAAATACTAAAACTAAATACCACAATCTTCTGAACATATTCCAAATATACCTATGGGTATAACAATAGTTGTGATATTACCGTCTGCGTCTATTACTGTTAGTGTTATGTTTATACCATCGTTTACAAAAGTTATTACACTACCTTCTAATTCTATGCTTCCTCCTGTTCCGCCACCCTCGGAGTTAAACAGGCTTTCTGCGATGTCTCTAGACAATTGACTATAGATCCTGCTTTCTAAGTTTCTTAAAAACTTGGCGAGTGTTGTGTTTTCTGCTTCTCTTTCTGCTTCTTTTAAAGCGTCTTCAACTTTTTGTGCTTCTTCGTCTCTTCTTGTTTTTTCTTGTTCATCAATTGTTAGGTAATGCGAAGAAGTACCTACACCACTAAAACTGGGGCTTTTAAACTCATGTACTATTTCATCTGCAAAAACTTTATTGTGTATAACAACAACCAACACCACAATCAATATGGATGAAAAATAAAGCAACGCTATTGGTTCTCTATGTCTTTTTATTTCTTGTGGGTTTGTTTTCTTTATTTTCATCTTCTTTTAATTGTAAAACAGTATTCACTTTTTCTTTTAATCTTATCATATCTTGATCTAAAAGACGTAATTGGTCAGTTAATCTTATAATGGTGTTTTTCATTTCCTCTACGGCTGGGTCTATTACTTTCGTAATGGTTTGCCAAACAAAATAAACAAAGTATCCCAGACCGACAACCATAACCACAGGAAAACCGAAGTCCGACACCAATTGGACTATGTCCACTAATCTCTCCTAGCGTCTATCTTCCCATCTTCTACAAAATTTTCTGCTCTTGCGATCCTGTCTAAATCAGGGGGTATACCTAAAGCCGAAGAAACGCTTGTGTCTATTCTAATAATATCATTATTCATAATAGAGGCTCTAGTGATGAGCATTTTAGAAATTCCTTGGATAGTTTTAATCTCTGAAACAAGATTTCCCATCAGTTGTTTCATGATGAGAAAAATAAAATATGCCATTATAAGACCTCCCGCCACAGGAAGTCCTAGTTCAGCTATTAAAGCAAAAACATCCACTATTCACTTCCTTCGCCTTTAAAACTTTTAGAAGAACCAGAAGTGCCAGCGTATAAACCAAACCATGCTGCTCCTGCTCCAACAATAATACTTATAAGACCTGATTGCTCAAGACTTGGCTCGGGAAGATCCATAAACCACATTGTTGAATAGTAGAGTAAGAATATATAAACACTTAAGAAAACTCTAGGAAATATCCTCCATGAATCCACTGCTTGAGCTAAATGAATCCATCTTTGATGGGGGTTTACATTTGTTGCGTCTTCTAGTGTTCTGACCTGATCTTTAAGGTCTGAGATTTCTCGGACCATGTCCATAAACTTGTTGAGATCCATCTCAACTTCGTTTCTGTCCATGTCTCCACCAAATCGACTTGATGGATCATTGTTGCTCATCGTTTTTTACGAGAAGACTTTTTCTTAGCTTGGGTCTTTTTAACAGCAACTTTTTTATAAGCCTCATTTACATCTGGGGTAGACTTATCGTCTGCTTTATAATGACCTTTAGCTGTTCTGGCTCTTACGGTTTTTTCTTCATATCCAAGAAAAGTTGTTTTGAACCAGTTAGTTAATCCAATAGCCATGTTATTTACCTGCCTTGTCTTTTGCCTTACCGATATTAAATGCGCATAGATCAATTAGCTTGTAAAGTTTACCAATCCATACATCATCTTTAGGGGTGGGTGTGACGGCAGCGATAATGCTACTCACACTAATAATTGCCATAATTATTGCAATCGTGTTTGCAAATATTTCCATTATTGTACCTCTTCTATTTCTGTTGGTTGTTCTTGAATATCCCAGCAATTAAGATTAGAGGCGACAGTTCTTCTTTCGCCTTTTCCCTTAAAAGGATACACCATATGTTGCAACCAAGAGGGAAAAACCAACAACTTTCCTACTTCTGGTTGCATAACAAAAGATTGCGGAGGTCGCAGTCTCTCTGTGTTCATCAGTTCGTTTCTGCCGTAATTAAAAGCTATATACCCATCACAATCACCAGACGAATTGTATAAAGAGTAGTTACCATCGCCAGCAGTTGGTTGGTCTAGTATCTGTTGCGGAACCTTAGTCCAGCTAGTTGTCGATATACCCATAATGGTTTTAGTGCCGTGATCGTGTATAGGGTTATAGTCACCTTCGTAACTGTGCACTGACCAAGTTTCATCAACCGCTACGGCTTTGGGTGCTTTTAACATTGTTCCAATATTCTGAGAGAAGAAATTAATATAATCTGCCCCCAAGCCACATATAAAATTCGTGTATTCTTTTACTCTTGGATCATCATTATCCAGAAGTAATTGTTCACCTTGTGCTATTTGCCCAACTAAAGTGTCAGCTAATGATTTTTTATTTTTATCCTCAACATATTCATCCAGGTAATCATTTAACTCCTCAACCATACTCTCTGGCATTTGTGTCTCCATGACATAGACACTAGGCATGTTGTGCACCGTTACTTCAGCCATTTCTAGCTAGAAGGTACTGCAAAGTCTTGGTCTGGTACTGCTGGTGTAGCGGGATTAGTAATTACTGAATCCACTTGACTCGCAAAGACTGCATCCCATTGTGATACAGGACACATTGCGGTCAAAGCTGCCAGATTAAACGAGCTTTTAGCTGCTGCGGTGAAATCACCATCGGCTGCTACGGCTTGATGACTGAATACAGACTTGTAATAAGTCGCATCGCCTTCTTTGTCGTTCTCGTAAGTCATTTCTAAATCCCACATTTGAGCCTTACTAGACTTCACATGGGGAATAGATTTGGTTAGCTTTTTTGTTACTGCCATTTTTATTCCTCTATTTTAGATTTTAATTCCTCAACTTGCGCTGAGAGTTCTTTTACTGCGTTTACTAAGTACCAAGTAAGGTTATCGGGGTCAACCGAATAACACCCTGTTGATTCTTGTTTAACGACATCGGGTAAAACTTCCATAATTTCTTGTGCAATTACACCAAGTTGTGTGCCTTCTTTACCTATAGCTGCACTCTGCGGGAGTTCCTCATCAACTTCTTCTGGTAAACGATATTCAAAGTTTCTTACACGAATTTGATTAATCTTTTCAAGTCCATCGTTATTATCTTCTATATTCTTTTTGATTCGTCTGTCAGATGTGGTTGACCACGATGCAGAGTTATTACCCGCATAAACACCACCACCTATAGGATTAATAAAACCAGTTTGTGATCCTTTACCTGTGGTGTTATATCCAATTACTATCTCATAATTGTTATCATCAGCAGAAGGAGCAGCACTCATTCCTAGATATATTCCACCCGTTCCTTCCACAATATTAGCCCCAGAATCATAACCCACACAGGTGTGCCTAACTCCAGTTGTAATACTTGTACCAGCGAATGTCCCAACTCCTGTGTTGTATTCACCTGTGGTGTTTGCTAATAATGCTCTTCTTCCGAATGCAGCGTTGTAAGAAGCAGTGGTGTTATTACCTAAAGCATTTTCTCCTACACCTGTATTATAGTTTCCAGTGGTGTTTGCCCCCATAGCATTTTCACCCATTGCCACTATTTCACCACCCGTTGTATTGGCATCCAGGCATTGTCTGCCAACCGCAACATTACCTGTACCTGTGGTGTTTGCTACTAAAGCATCATAACCAATTGCTGTGTTGTTACTTGCGGTTGTATTCGCCAATAAAGCACGAGCTCCTAATGCTACATTTTTATCTCCTGTCGTGTTAGCACCTAAAGCACCATCTCCTATAGCAGTGTTTTCTTCTCCGTCGGTAAGAGCATCAAGACAATTAGCGCCGACCGCTACGTTGTTTCCGCCCGTTGTGGCACTTGTTAAAGCACCATAACCTACGCCTACGTTGTTTGAGCCTGTGGTGTTAGCATCTAGTGAATTAGCACCGACTGCCGTATTATAAGCACCTGTGGTGTTTGCCATTCCAGCCGTTCTACCAACAGCTACATTATATTGACCTGTGGTGTTTGCTTTAAGTGCTTCTCTACCAACGGCAGTGTTGTAGTTCGCAGTAGTGTTTGCTCCTAGAGCATCATAACCCACTGCAACATTCTGACCAGCTGTTGTATTGGCATCTAGGGCATTATTACCAATTGCTACGTTTTGTTCACCTGTGGTGTTTGCGTTTAAAGAATTATAACCAACTGCGGTGTTGTTTGAAGCTGTTGTTGTTGCCTGTAAAGCACCACCACCTAGTCCTGTGTTATAACTACCTGTAGTCGCAGTTCTTAATGAGTTAATACCTAAAGAAGTGTTTTCACCACCTGTAGTTATAGCCAAACTTGAATCGTGTCCTATCGCTGTGTTTCCAGCACCAGTTGTATTTGCCGTTAAAGCATCATCGCCTACAGCCACGTTTGTGTTGCCAGTTGTATTTGCTGCTAGTGCGTCTTTACCTACAGCAGTGTTGCTTGTACCTGTGGTGTTTGCTGTTAAAGCTGAATAACCGACTGCTGTGTTGTTATCGGCTGTGGTATTTGCTCCTAAAGCACTTCTGCCTAATGCAGTGTTTGATGTGCCTGTGGTATTAGCATCAAGAGAATAAGCACCAAATGCTGCATTATTTGAAGCAGTAGTATTTGCTGTCATTGCGTTTAGACCAAAAGCTGCATTACCAGCACCTGTGGTGTTTGCATCTAAAGAATTATGCCCTACGGCTGTGTTTGAATCGCCTGTGGTATTCGCTCCCATAGAATTATAACCAAGAGCAGTATTTTCTGAACCTGTGGTATTAGCATCAAGAGAATAAGCACCAACAGCTACATTTGCTGTTCCTGTGGTGTTTTCTTTTAAAGCAATGTACCCAAGTGCTGTGTTATTTGATGCTGTTGTGCTTGCTGTTAATGCACCCTTACCAACCACAACATTGTAATTACCTGTGGTGATAGCATCTCCAGCATCCTTTCCTATAGCTATGTTGTGTGCGCCTGTGGTTATTGCTCCACCTGCATCTTTACCAATTCCTATATTATTAGAACCTGTGGTGACTGCATCTAGGGCATTAGCTCCAACGGCAACATTATTTGCACCTGTCGTGTTTGCTGTTAAAGCTGTATAGCCAACTGCGGTGTTACTGTCTGCTGTGGTGTTAGCATTTAAGGCTTGATAACCAACCGCTACATTTGATGTTCCCGTTGTATTTGTAAATAAAGCTGACCTTCCAACAGCAACGTTGTTGTCTGCTGTTGTGTTTGAACTAAGCGCAGATTTACCAAGAGCAACATTTGAATCACCCGTTGTATTAGCATCTAGTGAATCTGCTCCCACTGCGACATTTCCAGCCCCTGTTGTGTTTACACCCATTGCAACATCGCCCACTGCAACATTGTCCGATCCTGTGGTGACTGCATCCATTGCAGAATCACCTATGGCTACGTTATCCGTTCCTGTCGTAATTGCTGTACCGAGTGCGCCAGAACCCAGTCCGACATTTCCTGTACCAGAAGTCATAGCCAATACGTCTGTTACTGCTGCACCTGAACCTGCGCCATCCGCAACAAGCATTTTAATACTGCCATTGGGTATAACTACATTTGATCCTGTTCCCTGTGAAATTGTTACTGTAGCTCCTGCACTGTTTTTAATAACCCAACACTTATTAACTGTGTTGGGGGCTAAAGTTACAGTACATGCTTGTGATAAAGAACCTGTAAGCGTAAGTGCCATTGCTCTAGCAGCATCACTTGCCCCATCTTGCATCGTAATAGTTGCCGTAGAAGCATCGGATAGTGCTTCCGAACCGCTACCAAAGGCTTCTGCAATAAGTTCGAGATTTGTATTAGTTGTTGTTCCCCAAGTTCCACTACCGTCTCCAGTAGCCATCTCGTTTAATCTTAGGTCATTAACGTATGTGCTTGCCATTTTTTAATCCTCTTGCTATATTGATTATATACTTTTTTTCTATAAAAGTTAAGCCACTTCTTCCCATTCTGGGGTTTGACTATCGTCTATATTAGACCAACTAGGTGTCTGACTATCACTCACCCCTGTCCAACTTGGATCTTGACTATCATCAATCAATCCCCAAACATTAACAGTTGGTGTTCCTGCTGTTGCTTCTAGTCCTGTTAGGGTAACTGTTGCTTTTGCTATCGAAGTTACTGTTCCTACACTACCTGTGGCTTCTAGTCCTGTTAGAGTAATTTGAACATTATGATAAACTGTAACGCTTCCTAGTGCACCTGTTGCTGCACCACATAAAACAGGTACTGTTGCTTCTCCGTCAACATCTACTGAAACTGCACCACATGTTCCTACCGCACTCGGAAGAACAGCTATTGCTTGCGCATTAACCCCTGCTGTGGGGGCACCTGCTGTTCCTGCTACCCCTGATACTGATACATTGGCTTCGGCATCTACACTAGGAGAGCCTAGCGCACTTGTAGCAACTTGAGTAGCAGGAGTTACATTGGCTTCGGCATCTACACTAGGAGAGCCTAGCGCACTTGTAGCAACTTGAGTAGCAGGAGTTACATTGGCTTCACAATCAAAAGTGGGTGTTCCTACTGCCCCAGTTCCTGCTTGACCTGAAACAGTAATATTGTTGTCACATTTAAGAGTAACAGTGCCAAGGGCACTTGTTCCTGCGAGACCTGAAAGGGTAACAGGATTGGGTTCACCCCAAGTATCCGAGCCCCACGTGCCTCGACCCCAACCCGTGATCGCTGCCATTTTTTAACTAAGCTATTCTTATAATAGCTGTACTTGCTGCTGCTGCTGGGAAAACTATTGTAAAGTCTCCTGCTGTGGACGTTTTATCTCCACCAAAATCAATAGTAGCTACAGAAGGGTCGCCACTAGCTGTATCATTATAGATTAAACAGCCTCTAGCGGTAACAGTAGCTGTACCGAAAGTCAAGTCTGCGAAATCAGTGAATCCTGTCGTTCCGCCACTTGTTGGTGCTACATTAGTAAGAGCAGAACCACCTGCAGAGTAGTTTGTACCAGTAACTTGGTTTGTGGTTGTATATGCCGTAGTTGCTGCGCCCATTGTAGCAGAACTTGTGTACAACGCTAGTTTAAAAGAGTTTCCACCAGAAGCCTTAAAATTATGTGTTGCTTCTAGCAGTTCTTTTTTAAAGCTAGTTGTTAATGTTGAGGTTATTGCCATTATTTTATCTCCGTTAGTATCTTAGCTAAATCGTCATGACCCTGTTTAGCTAAAATGTTTTTCATAGTGCATCGCTCACTATTGATGCTCTGCTTTATATAATAAAGTATTGTGTTGTAAATAGATAGTCTAAATGCTTCTGCTTGTTGTTTGATGTGTGGTGCAGCGTTTTCAGATATACCACAAATTCTTTCTGTAGCTTTCTCTGCCCAGTACTCAGGTGGGTGTCCTCTATACTGTTGTGTATCAACAGTTATATTCCCTAATCCGCCAACTGTGTCTATCTCAATCATATCAATATCTTTTTGCTTCTGGTGGTGTGCTTAAAATAGGCACTAATTCTGCATTTTTTCTATTCTCTTCTTCTTTTGCTTTTTTGTACTCATTGAAACCAACCTTGTAAAACTCATTCGTTTCAGGGTCAAACATAACTAAAGGAGGATTGTCTAAACGATGGTAACCATAGACTTTATCTTGAATCGGTACATCTGTATCTAGTAACCCTGATCTTGGTGCTACACTTACGACTATTCCCGCAGAAATACACTTAGACAACCAAAACTCTACACAAGCTCTTCCTGCTTCTGCAAAGTGAAGGTTTCCTTTATATGTGAAATCAACTCCGAACATATTAATCCGACCAACTTTGTTATACATAGCGAAAGCGATAGCAAAACAAACAGTATTGTTTAGATAAGAACTTCCTGTTTCTTCAATAACCTCTAAAAGAGGAAACTCTACTAAGTTTTCACATCGGTCATCTAGTTCACAGGTGTATATCGGTCCTGGATGAGTTTTTAAAACTTTTTGCATTAGATGCGTTTGGCTTCCCGCAGCATCGCTGTCTAAAAATCTGCTGGCTGGGTCTAACATAAATGTTCTATCAACTTGCCTTGCAATTCCCGCCATTGCGTTTATTGCCCAAACTTCGTCAAACTCGTTGCCGTGAGAAATAGCTAAGTGATAGTCTAGTTGGCTTTCGCCCATTGCGACGATGGCGATATTCGCCCCGTCGAGTTCTTTTATTTTCATGCCTGTGGTGATCTCCTTACTTGGTCATATCTATATTGATCTCGGGTGGACTTACCTTCCCCAAGGTTTTTCATTAAGGCTAATGCCTCTTGAAATCTTTGCTCATAGATGGGTGATGTCTCATAATTTTTTAGGTACATCATTGCTTCTGCTAAACTACCATACAATAGTGCATTGGGAGCATTAGTAGAAAGCCACGTAGTACCAGAATCACCTGCCGAAGTAAGGGATGAGGGTCTATAAAAATAGTGTAACTCAAATGTAAAGTTTGAATTTGGCGTCGGTGCCAATATAAAAGTATTTTCGTCAAACTCAGCGTAATACTTTGGTTCTCCCGTAGTGGAAGATGCAGGTGTGTAATCCCGAATAAAACTTGGATGCTTTAGTCTTAGATAGTTATAGTTAGAATCACTGTCTATAACCGCTAAACTAAAGGAGGATAAGAAGTCACTAGGTGCTCCTAAATATGCAGAACCAGACGTTGCTGTTCCTGTTACGTTTTTAATAAAGTCGTCTAATTGAACGGCTTTTAAAATGCGTTCTTCCGCTGATTTTATGAAATCATCTAAATGATTAGTAAAAGATGTTTCTGTGGATTCAGCGTAATCTTGTATTGCTGTTTTTAATGTAGAGTATGTCCAACTCATTTCATTATCCTGTTGTAACTGTTACAGTTCCTACACTTCCTGTAACTTCTTCCATGTAAAAACTAGACCCTATAACGTCATTGTGCGCAATATCCATAGATACTGAACTAACTCCGTCAGCGTTTTTAGTGTTTCCCGACCTAACTATACCATATCCAGTGGTGGGAGCTGGTTCAGTTGGTCTTGGTTGTCTCAAAGCTTCTGGATCAACAGGCACCCTAACTGGATCTAGTTGTGGTGCTTTTGGTTCATAACATTCTCGACAAACCTTAAAACCTGTCCATTCCATTTTCATCTGTAGGTACGGATAAACAAAACCGCATCTATCACACTCTGCTTGAGAATATTTACCAACAGCATACGCCATTATAAATAACTCCTACTGGGCACAAGATGTAGAGAGGCTCTATTACGATCCTCATCGGCAGCAAGTTGAAAATCTTGTTCATATTGTTGTTTTAAAAGTCCAGCTTTTTCTGGGTTTTTCTTTAAAGCAATATAATAAGCTAATCCACTAGCCATGCAAGGCATAAACCTTGAAGGTATTTGGGGATCTTGCGCAGAAGCAGTTACATCATCTATACGTTGAATAGTGTTTGCTATTAGCCTGTATGTGTATGTACTGTCTGGTGTTGGCCACAGCTTTACAACTGGTGTGGTTTGTCTATCTAAAAATAACTGAGTTGGTCTTCCTGTGGTAGACTTATCAGGGATACTTAGATATTCTGTACGACCTATCCGTGTTAACTGTATATCGGTTGTTGTAGAACCGTCGATCTGTCGTACGATTGCGGAAACTATGTCTATGTCATAAGAGTTTAACGTATAACTATTAGTCCCAGACGTTAGGTTAGTTGTAACCTGTTCTATTGTCCAAAGATTAACACCCCTATTAGACCAATCAGCGAACATTATATTTAATGATCGCCGAGCGGTCTCCGCATCATATCCTGTCCTAAGCTCTAGTCCAGCCAACTCATATGCTTCTTCTATTGTGTCCGCTATGGTTAACTGAAAGGTCTTAGTCCCTGAGGTAGCCATGTGTTTTAAAACTCTTTAATTACTGTTAAAACAATAACGTATGAATCTCCACTGGCGTGTCCCGTAGTTGTTAGCTTGATGTCTCCTGTTTTTCCACTTGCGGCAGTTGTGTTCTGCAAACCGCCCATGTATGAAAAGTCAACGTCATCGCTATAGTCAGAATTTAAGTCCCAACATATTGTGTTCGTACTTGCGTTCCATAATAATTTCACACTCATACCAAAAGTTGAGTAATTAACTCTTGCGACTTTACAACCTGTGCAAGCAGCACCATCTGAACTTCTTACAGAAAGTGCGCTTACATCTATTTTGGTAACAGCCGATTCCCCAGTTCCGTCGGACGTATTAGTTAGCTGTATAACAGCTTTTCTATCGTCATCAACGATTGTTGTTGAAGTTACTGCGTCAGCCATGATCTACCCCTTACTCAAATGGAGTGGCTAGTGTGCCATCGCCATGTAGGAATGCTTCACAATGCCATACTGCTGCACTGGTTGCTACTAAACGAATTACTCCGCCTACTAACCAACCTTGTGCTGCTGAACCTAAGTCAATAGTATCATCATCACTAGCATCAGGGATAAAAGTATTCGTATCACTCGCAGTTGCTGGATCAAATACTTGTGCAAAACCAGAGAATAAATCACTGGCATTGTCCGTATTAATTTGTCCTGCGCCTGTAAAAGTTGTACCAACTATAAATGTATAGTTAAGTCCTGCTGCTGCTGTAGGTAGTGTTACCACAATACCTGCTGCTCTGTTTAAAGTATAAACAGTTCCTGAGTCAGTAGACTCAACAGAATGCGTAGCACTTGTGATGCTACTGATATTAGAGTAAGAAGATACATACCCAGTTGTGGTTATGTTTCCGCTTGTGTCTACATCTAGATTGGTTGTGATAGCACCAGTAGTTGCGTTCTTACTGATTTGTTCAAAACCATTTTCAGACCTGACTGGTCCATTAAATGTTGAATTTGCCATAATCATTTCCTCCTCGGAAATAGCTCTATAGTCTTGGCTTTGTCTGCTAGGTCAGTCTATAGAACAAAGTTAATTAAACCCTAGACTTTCATTCTATAATATAAACTGTAAAAAAGAAAGGGATCCGAAGATCCCTTTCCAAACGATTTAAGAAAAAATCGTACTAGGCTCCTGGAGAACCGTAAACACCTCTCCAATCAGACCAACCGAAAGAATATCTTTCTCTCGCTTTGTACCTAACATTACCAGTTTCGAAGTCTCCTTCCATACCAGTTGCCATAGAAGCTCTTTCAAAGTGCTTCATGCCGTTAGGCGCATCAGTTTTAACAAACCATGCATCTGTATCGGTTAGATAGTGGTTAACAGTGTAGCCTTCTGGTAACATCCCCATGTTTTTCATGGCATTGATGTCATTGTCTGATGTTGCCACTCTGCCAGGAGTATTTAAAATCCTGTCAGCTACGAATTGTAGTTGTGGTGGAACGATCAGTTTTCGGGCTTGCACGTTTACCTTGATACCTCTTTCATCTTTATATCCAGCGATATCAATTAAGGCATTCTCCAACGAAGTTTCGTTTAGGTCTGCTGCTGAACTTGGCTCATTCGCTTGATCCCCAGCTGTAAGAGTTGGGTGATCAGTGGTCATGAGAGGTTTCCCGTCGCCTCCTGGATAGGAAGTAGAGAAACCATTGTTAAGTACGTTTGCAGCCTTAACTTGTTTCGTGTTTGCCATCGATCTAGCCAGTGCTCTAGTATATCTAGAAGAAAGCGTATCGTAGAGATTATCTTCGATTGCTTCTTCTGTCAATGCAAAAGCAAGGGCTACCGTTTCGTGAGTGTAGCGAGACGTGAAGGTTTCTTGCGCTGTATCATAACTTACTGCTGCACCTTCTCCTTTTACTGGAGCTTGTGCGAAGCCTGATAACATCACTTCTTCCTCAAACGCACGATCTGAAGTTTCTGTATCAAAAATTTCAGCGTGCTCATTCTCGTAACGATTATACTCGAGACCAAAGAGTGCATTCAGTCCAGGCTCGAGTTCTTTAACGAGCTGTGCTCTATTAATAGCCATTTCTATTCACCCCTTAATCGTTGCCGTACGTCGAAGCTGGGAATATGAAATACCCTCTAGCGTATTGCGCATTAGCTGAGTTATCTGGACGAGCCACATAAGCCACTAATTTTGCTATACCACTAGCGGTAGTCGTAGTCACACCTTCTTTCGAACGGTTGTTGTTAGTATCACCTGCAGTAGTAGAGATAGTGTGCACTTTTCCAACATCAGTTTGTGCAGGAGTCCCAGTAAACTGGGCTTCATACACGATGTTTGGATCAGCGTACACGTATGCTTTAATATTTGCAGAACCTAGAGTAGCCGTACCTGAGACAAATCTTCTTGTGAAGACTACTTCTCCTGTCGACTTTTGGTATTCACAGCCACCAAATACACCTAAGGGAGCATCAGTCGCTCCTCCTTGAAGAACATATCCACTCGTGAGCTTTACGACGTCACCTGCAAAGATATCGCCAGTAGCACCACTTTGGATAGGAAACTCAGAAGGGCGGATTGTGCCTCCAGACATGTGATATGCTGGTGTGAAACCATTTGGGTCATTTACATTCGCCATTTATTTCACCTTTAAGTTAATAATATTAATTATAATTAGCGATCCCTAAGAATCGCCTCCTTTACCAAATGTGACTTGAGTATTCCTATTAGGTTTACTAATAGGCATTCTACTGTCACTTTCTCGCATTAGATTTGAATCGACTGCCTCCATCTGGTCTGAAGCCATTTTATTATAGTATGCACGTCGTTGTTCGACGGTTTCGATTGGCATCTTTGCGAGGATTAACCCACCTACTCCGATTACTCCAGCATGTTTACCGTCTTCAACGGTTGGGGCTTCAAACTCAGGATGATCATCTGCTCTCACAGGTTCCCATCCTTCACGAATACGTTTTGACATATTCGCTTTGTCTTCTACTCCTGCCATTGATTCCCGTATCCATCTGTAAACGTAACCTTCTGGTGGCGTTGGTGCGTCTAATAAAGACGGTGGTTGCCATGGTTTGATACGAGCAGTTTTTGCTCGACTCTCTGCAGATCTGGGAGCCCGATCTGAGCTGGTATTTTTTTCTACATTATTTGTATTATCTACCATTTTTATCTCCTACTTAACGTGTTTAGCGTATTCTTCAAGTGGAACACCTAGTCTTTTTGCTATTGCAACTTGACTCGATGACAACTTGACTGTGCGTCCTTTTCCTGTTCTGCCTCTAGCACCTCTGCTGGAGTTTGCAACATTCTCTTGAACGTTATTTATTTGAGAAACTTCTCCACCACCGTTTAACTTGTGGGGAAAGGCTTCCGCCATTCTTCGATCTACTTCCTGATAATAATCATCAGTGGTTGGATCAAAACCTTCTTGTTCGACTAATTGTCTATGAAAAGCAAAAGCACTTGTTGTCATAGCCAAATCATTGCCGAACCAATCATTCTTTGCTGCCCATCCCTGAGCTTTCGCATCAGGTTGTGGGGGAGCTTGCACTTGAGGTTGCTGAGTAACTTGTTGAGGTTGTATATCAACAGGTTGTTCTTGTGTTGTTTCTTGAGGTCTAACTCTATTTAGGCTCTCAAGTTCAACAGCAAGGGTAGCAACATCTTTTTGTGCTGCCAACATCTGCTCTGTGTCTCCGATATCATGTGCTTTTTTATACTTATCTTCGGCACCAGCAAGTTGGCTTTCAACTCTTGCACTATATTCATCATATAGGTTTTTATCTTTTTGTGAAAGGGATGCTTGAGTATTATTTAATTTTTGTTGAACACCTTTAGCGTATTCAACTGCTGCTGCTTCCCTTCTTTCTGCTTCACGAATCTTATAAGTTAGTTTATTTATTCGCTTTTTAACAGATTCACTATAGTTAGCAATCTCTTCTTCAGAAGACTCTGCTTTTTGGGATTCTGTTTCTGGGGTTTCGGATTCTTCGATAACAACTTCGGGGCTTTGTTGCGCTTCTTCTGTTGTTTCTTCTAATTGAACTTCGACTTCTTGAGCCTCGGTTTCTTGTTGCATGGATTCTGCCATGATATTCTCCTTTAGTTGCGTGACTATTCTACATCTTCTGGGTTACTAACCACAGCGAGTACTTCGTCATCGTTTAATAAGCGCAGGTCACCACCATCAATTTTGATTCGTGCTCCTGCGTACCTTCCAAAAATAATCCAATCTCTTTCTTGACACCAAGCGCCATTCGGAAATTTGTTCTTATCTTTGTAAGCATCTGGTCCCAATGATACTACGAAACCAACATTAGTACCTAATCTTTCTTTTTCAAGGTAAGAGTCGGCTAACATGATTCCGCCTTTGGTCATTTGTTTCTGACTAAAGGGAAGTATCAATATTCTATATCCTGTTGGGTCGGGAAGTTTTTCTAGCAGAGATGCATCTTCCTGAACTGATTCAGGTGTGAACTCTACTTTTTCCTTTTCGGGTTTTGTTTCCCTTTCCATTGGAACATGGTCTGGGATCGGGTTACTTTTTGGTTCTTCTACTTTTTGTGCATCAACTGCCATCGTTTTGCTCCTTGATGTTTTGCAGGTCTATTATTATTCTCTCGGCGGAACTTAGACCTGATAGTTCACCGAGAATTTTTTGGTATCCTTCCCAATCTTGAACACCGCCTGTTTTTAAGACTTCAGTTAAGTCTGCTTGTCTTTGGCGAAGTTCTTTTAAAACTTTTTGTACTAAATAAACTGGATCCATTTATTTTTTCTTTTTATAGACTTTACCGCCACCACCATATTTTTTGACGTCTCCGCCATGACCGTAGCCTTTTTTACCGTAGTCTCCACGAGAGGTTTTACCTTCTCCTCTCATGTATCTTTTTCTTTCGCACATTCCTGGCATTATTCTACTCCCCAGATTTTTACTTTCTTTCCGCCCCAATACTCAACAGCATGACCTTCTGATATCAATTTTTGACAAATATCTTCACCGTCTTCTGTGTACGGGACACCTAATATTCTTCCATACTTTCCTTTGCCTAAAGATTTAAGTTTGAACTTACCTGTGCAAAGTTCTTTTAATCGTTCTTTTGCAGCTTTGCCCATAACTTTTTCTTGAGTTCTTTCTGGATATCTTTTTGTGTTGATTCTAGACTCAGGTGTATCAATACCTGCTAGACGTACTCTTTGTTTGTGTAGTTTTACATCAAAGCCAAGATCTAAGACACAATCAAATGTGTCTCCGTCAATAATACGGTCTAGTGTAGCATTGTAGACAAACGCTTCTGGAGAATCACTCACTGGTTTTATCGAGCTCCGCTAGGACTTTTATTAAACTTAATACCTTGAGTTGCAGCACCCTTACCTTGAACTGTTTTTTGCCCATCGCCAAAAACACTACTACTGGTTGCATTAAGAACCGTAGTGCCTTTAACTGGTTTAGCCAAGTTAATTTTTCTAGGAGCTGGGAAACTCACTTTTTTATATTTAGTGGTATCTTTCATTTAGTCACCTTTTGTGTTTGTATCGGATGATCTTACATCTTTCAATATTTGACCATACGTTTTGTTAATATCCCCTTGTGCTTTCAACAAGGCTTCTTCTCTATCTTGAGCAACCTTCATTTCTGCGATTGCTTCTTGTGATTCTATTTTAGCCTGATCTACCTCTGCTCGTAAAGCATCGCCTTGAGCTCTTTGTGCAATTTCTTCTTTCTTAAGTTCTACAATCGGATCCATTTGAGCATTTTGTTGTGCTTTCATGAGGGCTTCTTGCTGACCTGTAACTTGTTGAGTTGCTGTCGCTGCTGCGGTGGCTATTTCATTCATTAATTGCTGAGCTTGTTCTGGTGGCATTTGTTGCATTTGATCAAGCGGTGGTAGTGGTTGTCCTAGTGCTTGTTCAATTTGTTGCTTGTATCCCATTGCTATGTGCTCTTGGATATTAGCTTGTATTGATTGAAGTGCTACTGGGCTCTGTTGCATTTGTGGGTTCTGTAAAAACGCAGAATGTGAT